GCGGGGTCTTCGCTCCATTCCATGATGTCAAGCCCGGCGGAGAGCATACGCAGCGTGCCGCGCTCCCATTTCTTCGAGATGTTGCGCTCGTCCTCGGTGTCGTCGTCGAATTTAGGCGTGCCGTAGAGCGTATCCCCCTCCACGCGCACATTCTCCATGATTCCTATCGGCATATCCTCCTTGCGCCCGCGTCGGTGCATATATAGGAGTACCGGGTTCTTTTGGTATTGCGTGAGGTCTATTCCCTCGGTCAGTACCCTTGCGCCGTAACTGTTGAGGCGCGGGGTCGATATGATTGCCTCTTTCATATATAGGTGTGATGTCAGAAAAAATGTCGGCGGGGCTTGTGTGGCACTTCACTGTGTGAAAACCCTGTGCCGCCCCGCCGACGGGTCGCAAAAGGGGGTTGTGGCGGAGGCAGGATTCGAACCTGCGACCTCGAGGGAATGAACCTCGCGAGCTACCGGGCTGCTCCACTCCGCGATGTGGTTTTACGGTGCAAAGTTGGGGAGGGTTTACAGCCCTGCAAAACAGAGTGTAAAGTTTTTACACTCTATTTTCACGCGCCGCCCGTTTGTGCCAATTTTGCATCGTAAATCAACATTGACACAACCCGAAAACATCATTTTATTATGAATGGCAAACAAGGTTTCAACAGATAAAAAGGAGTTCGCTGAGGCTCTTTTCATGCAGGGCATGCCGCAAAACTCCATCGCCGAGAAAGTAGGCGTGTCGGCTAACACCGTCGGCAAGTGGGTAAAGGACGGCTGCTGGGGCGAGAAACGCGCCGCGATGTCTATCACCCGCAAAAGTCTGCAGAATGAACTGCTCTCGGCTATCAAGGACAAGATAGAGGAATTGCGCGACCTCGACATTTCCAAATCCGCAACGGTCGTGGATCAGCTCGTGAAACTATCGGCAACTATCGAACGCCTCGACAAGGAGGCTTCGGCTGTCGATTTCATCGAGTGCTTCATGGCTTTTGGCCGTTGGCTCGAATATCAGGCGGAGACAGATTTGGAAATTACGCCGGAGTTCCGAAAACTTGTCAACAAGTATCAGAACAAGTATATCCTCGAAATGCTCGGCAGCAAATTGTAACGCATGGCACGGAACACCGCACAGACCCGCAAGGAGGCTATCGAACAGTGGAAGCAATGGTGCGAGACCGTGCAGACGCGCTCCGTCGTGTCTGTCCGGGAGACTCCGGCGCAAAAGGAGAAACGCATCGCGTATCTCCTCGCCGATTATGGCCGCTTCTTCTCTTACTATCTCGCGCACTACTGCGACGATGAGGAGACCGGGAAGCATACCGACTGCGCTCCCTTTCAGATAAGGGCGGCGCACACCCTGCGAGACCATCCGACAATTCAGTATGCCGCGCAGTGGGCGCGAGGCCACGCGAAGTCCGTCCATTTCGATGTCGGCATTCCCATGTATCTCAAAGCCCTCAAAAAACTGCACCTCATGGTGCTTGTCGGCAAGAGCAAGGACAATGCAGAGACGCTCCTCGGCGACATACAGGCGGAGTTCGAGTTCAACCAACGCTATATATCCGACTTCGGGGTGCAGAAAGTTACAGGGTCGTGGGAGACAGGAAAGTTCGTAACCGCCGACGGTCGCGCTTTCTTCGCTCGCGGTCGCGGCCAGTCGCCGCGTGGTCTTCGTTACAAGAAGTACCGCCCGGACTATATCGTGATAGATGACCTCGACGACGACGAACTTGTAAACAACCCCGACCGCGTGGCGCGGCTCACAAAGTGGGTAAAAGAAGCCCTGTTCGGCACGCTCGACGGTGGCCGTGGCCGTTTCTGCATGGTCGGCAACCTTATCGGCAAAAACTCGGTTCTCGCCAACTTCATGGCTTCCGACGGCGTGGTGGTCTCTAAGGTCAATGCCATCGACAAAAACGGCAAACCGTCGTGGGCGGCAAAGTGGACTATCGAGGAGATACGCGCCGAGGAACGGTTCATGGGATATATCTCGTTCCAACGCGAGAAGATGAACAACCCCATCACGGAGGGCAGCATCTTCCGCAACGACTGGATACGTTGGTGCAGACCGCTCCGTCTCGCCAAGTACGACTATCTCGTGTGCTATTGCGACCCCTCTTTCAAGTCCACCACCCGCAACGACTACAAGGCCATAAAGCTGTGGGGCAAGACAGGGACGGATCTGCATTGCCTCGCGGCTTTCGTCCGCCAATGTTCCGTGGCCGAAATGGTCGGTTGGTTCTATGACCTCCACGAGAAGATTGTAGCGGCCAACGCCGTTTGCTCCTACTACATAGAGGCCAACTTCCTCCAACAGATCCTCCTTGACGAGTTCGTGCGCGAGGGAAACGAAAGAGGCTATCAGCTCCCCATCTTCGGGGACACGCGCAAGAAGCCCGACAAGTTCCAAAGAATAGAGGCCATTTCCCCGCTGTGGGAACACGGCCACGTCTATTACAACCTGCGCATGAAGAATGACCCGGATATGCGCACAGGCATAGACCAGACGCTCTCCTGTGAGCGTGGCATGTCGGGACACGACGACGGCCCGGATGCCGACGAGGGAGCGATTTTCATTCTGCAGGGGCTTACCCGGCAGCAGAGGTTCAAGCCCTCCGTGGGTCGCCGCAAAGCCCCTAAAAATTCATGGTAAATCTTCAAACCTTTTCAGATATGAAGTTATTCAAAAACATCAAGACCTATTTCCGTGCGGTCGTTTTCGACTGCCGTCTGCGCCATTGCCGACGCGAGGCCGACCGCCGACGCGCCGTCTCCGGGCAGAAGCATCTTGTCATTAACCTTAACGGTCGCCCTGTGGTCGTGAGCAAGCAGCATATCAAGCGGCTTGTGCGCGAGGGTGTCTACCGCAAAGGAGTTACCGCCGCAGACATAGAGGCCATCGCGATTTACAGAACCGTCTAATCCCTGCTCCGATGTCTTTTCTTACCAACGACGATTACCGGGTAGTTACCTGCCCGTCCGACCTTGAAATTATCTGCCAGTCCTCCGAGGATATACGCCGACAGGCCGAGCGCACGGCTATGGAGGAAGTCGCCGGATATGTCCGCACCAGATATGACATAGACGCGGCCTATTCAAAGACCGACATTCAGCGTAACCCCCTGCTCGTGCAGCTAACTGTATCAATCGCGCTGTGGTGGCTCGGCCAATGGTTGCCCGGCATGTTGGGAAGCGAGATGCGACAGACGCTTTACGACAATGCCATATCCCGCTTAAAGGATATTCAGAAAGGCAATTTTACGCCGGAGTTCCCCGAATATCCCGACGGCGGCGACCCGGACAGCGGCCTCGGAGGTAATCCGATGCGTTACGGCAGCATGAAGAAGAACGGCTATGACTGGTGATTTGTAAACCACTGTTTAATCAGCATTTGAACGATGTTAAAACTCTGTGCGAAAATAGAGATTAAGGGTGATAAGACGTGGGTCTTTGAGAAAATCACGGCTTGCGAGATCGTGCGCGACAGCGAGGCTCTCACCACCACCTGCAAGCTCATTCTCCCCCGAAAGGTAAAATGGAAAGGCGAGACCTCAAACCCCATAAAGCGCGGCGACAAAATCTCCGTGTGGCTTGGCTATGATGACAACCTCCAACTCGCCTTTACAGGATATGTGCTGCGCAAGGGTTTCAAAGCCCCGATTGAGATTTTCTGCGAGGACGAGATGTTTATGCTCAAACAGACCCCCTGCGTGAAGAAGTCCTACAAGAACGTAGATATTCATACGCTGCTCAAAGAACAGGGCTTGCCATACGACATAAAGGTTCTCGGCGAGCAGAACATCGGGCAGTACCGCGTGAATTTTGAGAACGTGGCCGAGTTGCTCGCTCACCTCAAAGAGAACAACATCCGCACTTTCTTCCGTCTTGAAGACGGCAAGCCTGTCCTTTATTGCGGTGTGCTTTTCGACCACGGCAACGAGATGCGGCAGGTATTCGCCACAGGGGTAAACATCATTTCGGACAGCAGCCTTGACGAACAGAAAGCCGAGGACGTGAAAATTAAGCTGAAAGTGGTTAGCCTACAACCCGACAACAAAAAGAAAATCAAGGTGGAGATTGGCGATCCGGACGGAGAAAAACGCACCCTGCACTGTTACGGTAAGACCGAGGCCGAGGCAAAGGCGTGGGGTGAGCAGGAGTTGGAGCGTCTCAAACGCGACGGCCTTACCGGGTCTTTTCAGACTTTCGGTCATGTGCTGCTTGATGTCCTCGACGTGATAGGCATTAAGATCGACGGTGAGCGCAAGGGCAAGTACCAAGTCCATAAGAATACCATAACATACGGCAGCTCCGGCTTCCGGCAGGACATTACCCTCGGCGCGAGGGCGGCAGAGTGATGGATATTAGAAACGCGATAAGACAGCTTGCCCTGTCCGGCTCTGAAATGTATCTCACCGTCTGCACCGTGGACGCGGTGGACGAAGATGCCCGGACTATCGACTGCACTCCCATTAACGAGGGTGCGCCGCTCCTCGCCGTGAATTTACAGGCGGATCAGAATCAGACGGTCGGCCTCGTGTCGTTCCCGGCAGTCGGTTCTGAAGTCGTGGTGGGTTTCCTCAATCCCGCCGTGGCCGTAGTGGTGCTTGCGATGGAAATAACAAAGTCCGTTATCACCATCGGCGACACCGAGGCTACCGTCGAGGACAATTCCGTGGTGTTGAAAACTCAGAAAGGCTCGGCCACGCTCACCGCCGACAACCTCAAAATAGACATAGACGGAACGACCCTTGAAATGAAGAAAGGCGTGTCGGTATGGAACGGCGGCAGCGAGACAACGGCAAACGCCACCGAACTGCAGAAGCAGCTTAACATCTGCAAGGCGAGAATCGACGCTATCATTAACGCGCTCAAATCCTCGGCTGTCGCTCCACAGGACGGCGGAGCGACCTACAAGGCCAATATTTCCACCGCGCTCTCCGGCCTCACTTCCGAGGATTATTCAAACATGATTGACGACAAGATTAAACACTGATAAAATGGCAAAAAACAGATACGCCTCGCAGAGGTCGCTCGAATCAATACGCCTCGCCGCTCGCCGCAACAACGAGCGCGGCGGCAGCATGAAGAAGCGAAAAAGCCTCGTGATGATGCTCAACCAACAGACGCAGAGCCTCACCAAACAGGACGTTGCCCGGTGGCGGCGGGCGTGGGCTATGGCTCTCAACATCGAGAACCCCAAGCGCGGAGCGTTGTATTCCATCTATACCGACGCGCTTATTGATATGCACCTCACAGGCTGCTTCACTCAACGCTACCACAAGACGCTGCTCAAAGCCTTTGTACTTACGGACGATGCGGGCAACGAGAACGAGGACGCGGCGAAAATCTTTGAGAGCAAGTGGTTCTACCATTTCCTGCTCAATGCTCTTGAATCTATCGCGTGGGGGCATTCCCTTATCCAGTTGGGCGACGTGATTACCGACGCTAACGGCGTGATGAAGTTCTCCGACGTGGAACTGGTGCCGCGAGACCACGTATGCCCGGAGTATGGTGTGCTGCTCCGCGACCGCTCCGATTCCCCGCAGCAGGGCATTCCGTACCGCGAGGGCGCATTGGCCGACTGGTGTGTGGAGGTCGGCGAGAGCCGCAACCTCGGCCTGTTGCTGAAATGCGCTCCCCACGCGTTATCCAAAAAGAACATGACCTCCTATTGGGACGTGTTCGGCGAGATTTTCGGTATGCCTATGCGTGTGGGAACTACCACCTCGCAGAACCCCGCCGACCGCAAGCAGATTGAGGTGATGCTCGAGGAGATGGGCGCGGCGGGATGGGCGTTGTTCCCGGAGGGTACGACAATAGACATAAAGGAATCTTCGCGTGGCGACGCTTATAATGTCTACGACAAACGCATTGACCGTGCCAACTCCGAGATGTCAAAAGGCGTGGTCGGCCAGACCATGACCGTTGATGACGGTTCCTCAAAATCGCAGTCCGAGACGCATCTTGAAGTGTTTGAAAACCTATGTGCCGCAGATGCCAAACTGATTGCATACGTTATCAATGACGACCTTATTCCGAAGATGATCCGGCTCGGCTTCCCGCTTGCCGGGCTTACATTCAAGTGGGACGATGCGGCCACCTACTCTCCGGCAGAGCAGCGCGAACTGGAACGTATGCTCTTGCAGTTCTTCGACATAGACCCGCAGTATTTTACCGAAAAATACAAAATCCCGATTCTCGGCGTAAAGCAGTCTTCCGGCTCTTTTTTCGAGTAGGGGGTGAGGATTCTGAAAAACAGGAGGCCAAGCCCCAAGACATACAGAAACAGAAAGCCGACCATTACCGCCTGTTTAATCAAGCGTTGACCGCTCTTTACGAGCCGCAGGTGCTTGCACTCGCCGGGGGTGTCGGACGTGTGGAGTTCAACCGCGATGTGTTCGACCGCGCCGTGCGCGAGGTCTTCGCTCGTGGCGGCTTCTCCCCGGATATGCTTGCCGACCCCGCCGTGCGACCGCTCGTCGAGGAGACGTACAACGCGCTTAACCGCGCCGTCGATACGGCCATCAATACCGAGACCCCGCCGGAACTGACCGCCGCGCTCCAAAACAACGCTTTCATATTCTCCGGCTTCAAGACCTACCATTCACTCTCGGAGGTCGGCCTCGCGCTCACCGATGCGGACGGCCATGTGAAGCCTTTCGACACGTTCCGCAAGGACGTGGAGGCCATTGATGCCCGGTATAACACCAACTATCTCTATGCCGAGTATAACCATGCCGTCCACACCTCGCAGATGGCCGTTAAATGGCACGATTTCGTGGCCGACGGCGACCGCTACAACCTGCAATACCGTACCGCAGGGGATGAAAGGGTGCGCTCGGAACACGCCGCGCTCGACAATATCACGCTCCCGCCGTCTGACCCGTTTTGGCGCGACTATCTGCCGCCGAATGGTTGGAATTGCCGCTGCGACGTGGATCAGGTGCTGCGCAACGATTATCCTATGTCAGACCCGGAGGCGGCCAAAGCCGCCGGGGACGCTTGCACCGACGAGCCGAAAGCCCGGATGTTCCGTTACAATGCCGGACGCGAGATGACACTGTTCCCCAAGAAACATCCATATCTCCCCAAGGGGTGCGGCAACTGCCCACAGCGTGGCAAGATGTTGTTAGCGAGAGACCGACCTTTGGAACAATGCCGCGTATGCGCCGAATTGTTCAACCAATGCAGAAAGGAGGGGGAAAAGCGGTTGAATGAATGGCGCGACAATAATCTGCCTCAACATAGAGGTATGCCTATAAAGGGAGATAATTTCCGCACCGGATCTCTGCTTATAACACGTCAGACCATTAAGGAGGTCAAAGCCCACTCCCTTAATTTTGCCGTCCGCGATTCCCTGCTCGGCATTAAGGATGGCGCATTGAAATATCGCTATATCGGCTGGAGTCCGTGCAAAACAAACCCCGACGGCAGCTCATCACATCCCGAGGCGGCATTTTTTCTATATTACGAAGTAGAGATTGCCGGACGCACATATTATGCCAATGTAAAGGCTCAGCGAGATTACAAATCAGAGGAATTGTATTGCATCCGGGATTCTTGTTATGTGGCCTCCTTGCGACATGACGCACCGCCCGGTGTTGAGGAATGGTAAAAAACAAAAAAGACCACTGAAAACGTCGAGTGGTTTATAGAGATCCACAGCGGTTCACATCAGCAGTCTTTTTGTATATCTTAAAGCCCGCAGCGCGGGCAGGTTGCCGCCTCCTCGAAAGAACCCACAGCGGCCTCCTATGGGATTGCAAAGATAGACATTCTTTTTCATACAACAAAATAAACCCCAACACTTTCAACAAAATGGACGAAAAAATTACAGTTACAGCCGAGTTCTCGCAGACCGATGTCGCCGCAGCCCTTATGTGTCTCGGCGAGGAATTGACCCCGGAGAGATGGGAGCAGGTCAAGGCCGCTCCCTCAAAGATAGATTTTCAGAAGATAGAGGACAAGTCCGACCGTATGCAGGTCAAACTCGGCCTTATCTCCCTGCTGTTTCTGAATCTCGCCGATTAGATTCGCGCCGCCATGCCACGCAACATTTACGACAATATTCTGAGCGATGCCCGCGTGAAGCTCACGGAGCTGTTCAAGGACAATTTCCGGCAGCAGGGTTTCTTCGGCGAGAAGTGGGTGGCGACAAAGGCGAGCAAGACAAACAAACGCGGACGCGGCTCTATCCTTATCGTTACCGGGGCGATGCGACGCTCCATCCGTTCGATGATCCGGGGAATGGCCGTGGTCTTCACCTCCGACCGACCATATACAGCCCTGCACAACGAGGGCGGCAATTTCGCCGTTACCGTGCGCTCTCACTCGCGTACGTCTAAGAAGACCGGGAACACCTACACGGTGCGCTCACATTCCCGGCAGATGAATATGCCGCAACGCCAGTTCATAGGCGACCACGAAAAGGTGCAGCAAGCCCTCGGCGACATTGTTTTCAAACGGCTGCAGGAGTTCTCGCAACGCCTTGCCGATGACTTTAACCGACATTGATATGAGATTACGCATTTTTACCGATTTGGAGGCGCGTCTGTCGCGTGTCCGTCTCGTGGATGACAAATATATCTACTGCCGACCTAAACGCGACCCTGACGCAAAATTACCGGGAGTTCCGGCCATTAACCATGTCGGCCTGTGGAACGAGAACACGGCACGACTCACGCAGATGCGTCCGTTCAACCCGCCGGGAATCTTCGTGGAGTTTCTCCCGGTGCTGTGGTCGCCGCTCTCTCGCGGTGCGGTGCATGGCGATATGACTGTGAGGCTGCATTTCGTTACGGCCACGCTCGCGCAGACCGACACGCCTTACCGCGACGAGGCTCTGCGCCGCTTCCGGCTGATCCGCGCCGTCAAACTCGCCTTGAACGGCTTTTCGGGTGGCGCGGACGAACAGGGACGCAGTTTCTCGCAGTTCCAATATTCCGGCTCTGACACCGACCACAACCATGAGCAGATATGCGAGGATTTGGAGGAGTGGCGAACCCACTGCATAGACTGTTCGGCCACCGTTGATGACGGCTATGTCCTTACGCCTTGTGATGTCTCTCTCGACACCGGCGTAATCTTTGCAGACGCTGTCGAGAAAAAGACGGTATAGACGAAGCACCGCCCGCAGTTTCGGTTCTGCGGGCGGTGTCGCTTTCACTCCCCCATGTCCATATCGTCGAACAGGGAGGGCTGTGTGTCGCGGGGCTTGTCGGAGAATCCCTCCAGCCCACGCCGAAGATAGCTGAGGAACGTGTGGTAACACATCGGATAGACAGGGTACACAAAATGCCTCCACACCTGTTTGTAGCATTTCGCAAGGTTGCCCTCTTCATAATGCTCGCGGGTGATGTCGCAGACGTGCTGTATGCGCAGGAGTGTATTTTTGTGAGGTTTTGTCGCCATGTTAAGATTTTAACCGCTATCTTTGCAACACGTTCCACGGTGTTGCTCGCTGTTCGGTTAATCCCGGCGGCGGGCTTCATTCTTTTCATGGCCTTGCTTTCTTTTTGTCGTAAGGCTCGACCGTTACGAACCCCTCGATATGTTTACTCACTAATCCCGAACCGCCGCATACCGGGCAGATTTCTTTATGTCTGCCTGTGTGGTTTCCGGCTTTGTCGAATTCCTCGACTATCGCCATACCCTCTGCCTTGCAGTTGCAGCACACCTCTATGGTGTCGCGGGCAAACTCCGTGCGCTTTCCCATAAGGCTATCCCTCCGATTTAGGTTCTACAAAGAATGTCTCGTCCTGCACCACGTCGATGCAGCAGGCTTCCATCACTACCTTGCACTCGTCAAGGTCGCGCTCGGCAAGGAGTTTGTCCTTTGCCACCTCCTCGACCATGCGCACGTAGTTCTTGCCTTTGATTTTGAGCAGTTCGAGAATCCCTGCCCACGTCATGCCCTTGCGGGCTTTAAGCTTGGGATTGCCTGTGCGGAAGCCGAGGATGCCGTGCGTGGTCTCCATGCTCTTGCGCTTGGTGAACAGTTCCTCGCGGTTCTCTACCGCGAACACCTGCATTTTCTCGAATGCGGCCTTTTTCTCCGCGTCGAGTTCGGCCAGTCGGTCGGCGTAGTCCTCGCGGATTTCCACGAGTTTGCCGTCCATTTCGGCGGTGAGTGATCGCTGCTTTGCGTCGGCGTCGGCGTATGCTCTGAAAGCGTCCTCCATCGCCTCGCGGCTTACGCCGCTGATGATTGTTTTCTTTTCTCTTTTTGCCATTTGTCTGTTGTTTTAATGGTGATTAAATGATGGGTGATTATCTCTTTGATATTTTGATTTGTCCGGCGCGGAACGAGTTGATTCTATCCTTGCGCTCTTTATCGTTTTTTGCGCTGAAATACATTGCTTTGTAAGCATTGCATACTGCTTCGAATCGCTCTTTATCCATTTCCGTCGTTTTTCGTGTTTAGAGGATTGTTTTGCAGCTCTGTCACGAGAGCGTTAGCCATTTTTACAGCAACTTCCGCATAGGTAGGCCTGTCGCTTTCCCGGTTGGTAAGATACAGCCCCATGCAGTAGGTTGCCACATTTTGGGCTGCGTCCATGCGGTAGCGTTCCCAGTCTACTTTGTTCTGATCTGCCATTTTGCGGTTCATCGCTATCACCGCCTCCATGTAGTTTTTCTCAATTACTGTCATAATTTGTCGGTTTTATTGGTGATTATTCGTTTTCTTCCTCGAAGTCGGGCAGATGCTCGGCGAGTTCTGCCTTTTCCTGCGCCCACTCCGAAAGCCACCGCATAACTTCGGCGTATTCGGCCATTTCAAGGCTGCTTGTCACCTCGGTTATGTGCGTGGTTATCGCGTTTTCAAGTGTCCTGCGGTTCATTCGTGGATGCTTTTATTTTTGTGGTTTTATATTTCCTCAGCACTCTTTTGAGAGCGTTAATGATTTTTTGATTACCTTCACGATATTCCTCTTCGGTTGTGCCGTCCATAAGAGATTCAAGTTCCGAGATTGCGGAGCCAATAGCGTAAGCCTCGTTGGGAGTTATACTTATTTTCGCGCTCATATTCCGCTGTTCTTTATAAGTTCAAAATCATAGACGAACACCCACGGATTACTTTTCCATGCGCCACGCCCCGATATTTTGTCTATCAAAGAGGCGTAGGCTTCGCGGGAGTGATAATATACCATTGGCGAATTTGGAAAGGCGTAGAGATATGCTTGAGAGTTCATCGGGTCTTCATCGTGAATGTAAACGCCCTCTGCCAAGCAATCCTCATCGGATATATCTTGCAATCGCTCCACACGCACATTGATTATGCGGATGCGGTGGGGCATAAGGTCGGCACGGACGAATAATTTATTTCCCCAACCGGAGGTTTTAGTCCCAACCTTAGACGCTATTATATTCCACCGTGGTATCCCATTCACAAACCCGCCACAGTCTTGATAGCTCTGTGCCACAGCAACGACCTCGCCGAGCCTATAAGGTAATTTTCCAATCTTCTTGATAAAGAAATATTGGTTAAAAGCCTCAGCCGGACTAAGTGCATCAAGTGTTTGAGCAAAGTAACGGCGGTGAAAATCATTCACTTTGTCTATGATCGGCTGCGGTATTATCCGCCTCGTCTGTATCTTACGACCGTCCAACACAGCCTGTGTAAGTCCGCATCTATCGTTGAACAAGATTTTTTTCATACCCATATCAGTTCAGAAGATTGCTGTCCGTACCGAAACGCACCTCGTAGGTTATCTTGCCGACAACCTCGTTCACGCTCTTTGCATCTTTTTGCTTGCGCAGGAACATATTGTAGATGGTGGTGAGGCGTTCAAGCGGTATCTTGTTGAAGTTATCCACCTTTGCCGCTTGACACGCCACGCCTTTTATGTAGTTTATCCCCTCGTCGCCTTTGCCGATCATGCGCAGCCAACCTCCGATGGCCGCTATCACGCGCTTGCGCATCTTGTCAATTTTAGCGTCCTCGGGATTGGCTATCTCGTTGAGTTTGTCGCAGAGCTCCAAGAGTTCCGCGTTTGTCAGATCCTTACTGCTCTCCACGCCGTAGCCTGATATAAGAGCCAGTTTCATGTCCGCGTCCATGTTGAGCCGGGCGCAGAGCGTGTGGAATTTTTTAAGCAGCCACTTCTGCTGTTGTGCCGTAACTGTTGCCATAATATCTCGTTTTTATTGGTTGGTCTCCTTGTCTATTATTTGAGCGTAGTATTTGGCCGCACCCTCCGGCCATATCACGAACTCCTCGCCGCCTCCCTCCGCCGTGGCAAAGCGGGTCGTGGGGTATGCCTTGAAACCCTCCACGCGGATCTTCACCTCGGCCAGTTTGCGGACGTGCCGCGCCACCGCCGGATAGGGCTTGCCGTTTTCCTCGTGGGCGATGAAGATGAAAAGTTTGTCGGGGAATTCGTCCATAAGCGAGGCAAAGGTGCTGCGCGTGAACCCCACAAGGGCTGTTATGGAATCTATCACCACAACCTGCGGACTTTTGCGCTTGCGCAGCCTCTCGCGCAATGCCGGGATCTGTTCCTTTGAGTAGACCACAACCTTGTTGCCGACCTCGGCCATGTTCGCGTCTAACCAAGAGTTTTTGAATGATAGCGACAAGCCCTGTTCGATGGTGTCGTAGGCGGCTTTGTCTACAAACTGCGTCAGATAGGCAAGAAGCGAGAGCGCGAAATGGGTCTTGCCGCTGCCGCTCTCCCCGAAGATGATCCACGCGCCGCGAAGTTCCGGCTTTCCGAATGTGGCGAGCCACTCCCCGGTGAAGTCGGCGACATTGAAATTCGCGTCGCACACGTTGCGGTTGCTTAATGCCTTTGCCATTGTTTAATTGGTGTTTGACCGGGGTTTAACCCTCGGCTGATTTCAGTTTGAGGGCGCACACAAGGCGTTTTACGCGCCGCAGGTCGTTGTCCGCGTCGTCGATTATCCTTTCTATCTCCCGGCGGTCGTCAAGGCCGTTGGCGAGGCACACGGCCTTTATGTCGCCACGGTTCACAACAGGCATCGGTATGAACTTGCGGCCTATGCGCGAGTATATCTCCTTGTAGCCTTTGCGGTTGTTCACCACTCCGCGCTCTATGCGCTTTTTTAGGTATTGCGTGGCGCAGAGGACGATCCCCACGGTGTCTTCCAGTTTGTTGTATATGGTGATGAAGAAGTGAAGCACTTGGTCGGAGAGTTTGTCGGCCTCGTCCAGCACTATCAGAACCCCCTCGCGGCGTTTGAGCTGCCGTATGGCCTCGCGCATCATGTCGGCCACCGTCGAGCCGCCGGGTTCTGTGCCGAGGCTCTGAAGCAGCTCTCCGAGAAACTCCTTGCGGTTCCAATATTCGGAGCAACTCAGCGCGATCACGTTCCTGTTGCCTCCGGCATATACCTTTATCGCCTGACTTTTGCCGCAGCCCGCGTCGCCTGTTACGGCCATCACGAGCGAGTGTGTCTGCGCGTCGGTCAGCACCTGCGTCATGCGGGCGTAACCCTCGGTCTCTATTACCGTCCAACTGCGCGGGTCGTAGCCTATCTGATTGGCTACCGTGCGCCACATGTCGTCGGCTATCAGTTCCCATTTGCCGTTGAGCATTTGGCTTACGGTGGCCGCGCTTACTCCCCGCAGGGATTTGGCGGCGGCGTTTTGGCTCTCCTTGCTGTCTACATACTCGCGCAGCTTGGCGGCTATGGATTGTTTTTCTGTCTGTTTCATTTCGATATTATTTTTAGTATAAGTCTCTTGTTGATGCCGCACCCGCGCCCGCGCTCTCCTCAAACTGAGCCTCGTCGGTTACGTCGGTGTATTCAAGGCGGTATTGGCTCTTGCGGTCTTTGTTCTGCCCGCGACCGTCGGTGATAAGGCTCTTTGCGTAGGGGTTGTCGAGGTCGGGGTGACGCAGGAGGCTGTCTCTCACTATTTCGGTCGCCTCCATGTCATACTCTATCACGGCGCGTTTGAGATCCTTGTTGAAATCCCGAACCCTCTGCAGTTCCTCAGCGTCCCCGGCGCGGCGGTCGGCGAGTGCCATTGGCTGCGCGTATTTCTCCTCCAACATAAAGCGGATGTCGCCCTCGTCGCTCACGGCCAAAACCTCCTGCAGGTTGTCGGGGTCATACTTGACGTTCCAACGTATGTGCGCGTATTTCCTAAATTCGAGGTCGAATGAGTCGTATGTCCTGCGCTCGCCCAGGAGGCGTATGTTGAGGCCGCTACCCTCCAAGGCGTTTTTATACCCGGTCTCCTCGCCGAATGTGAGCAGGTAACTCTCCGTTGTCATTGGCAGGAGGCGGTCGGCGGGTATCTTCGTGAATCCGGCCATATATGCCTCGCGCTTGGCGGCTCGCTCGGCGGCGATGATTGAGGCGACCTGCGCCCGAACCTGCGCCTCCTCGGGTATCTGTCCTTTGTGGGCGTTGAGCCAATCCATATTCGGCTGACTTTCCTTGCGGGCGGTGATGCCGTAGCCGCTCCAGTTGCCGGAGCATTTCTTGGCGTATTTGTGGTTGATATACTTGAAATAAGGCTCTATCACTTTGGCCTTGGCGTTGCCTACCTCGGCGGGGGTGACGTGGTCGGCGACCGCTCCGTATATCGGGAGCATTTTCTTTATCGCGTAGTTGTCGCTCTGCAATTGGGTGGCGCGGTAGCGTCTGCCGAAAAGTTCTGCCGTATGGTTCACGGCGTTTCTCAGTGCCTCCTTGATGAGGCCGGAACATTCATGCTCGCCGACCGCGTAACCTATCGGGTATTTGTTGAAAGGGTCGAGTACGACCACCACCGTCAGTCGGTTGCAGTAGGTTGTCCCGCGCTTGCCGTGTTTCTTGTAGTACAGCTCGGCCACCCAACCGTCGAGCGTCCAATACAGCAGGGGGGCGGTCGGTGCAAAGCGTTTCACCTGCATACCCATTTGGTTGAGGTAGGCTTTCGCGCCCATGCGTCCGGGGTTCACTGCCCACCCGTATTTCTGCGCCCAGTTCCACACCGTGCGCGGGGTGATTTCCGGCCACCCGAATGTCGCGGCGACCGTGTTGTAGTACTCGGCCACCTCCACGCAGTCGAGGTTGGTATGATACCCGATGAATTTTGTTATCAGCGCGATCTGTTCTTTGGTGGCGACCCTCGCGGCGTTCTTGTTGCGGAACTTGCCGGAGATTAAAACCTCATAGTGCGGCTCGCCTCCCTTGAAAAATTCGTTGTATTTGCGTTGCAGCACCCGGGGATTTTCGGGGAGGCTGTGAGGGTAGATGTCGGCAACCCTCGGCAGGTGCTTTGCCACCGCCGCCCAAAAGTCGCTCAGTTTTACCCGGCGGCTCTTGCCGACCTTTCTCTGCTCGGCTGCGGCCTCGGCGAGGCGCGCCCGGCAAGCGTTCAGTATCGACGCGCTGTTGGTGTAGAGCATTCGTTTCTCGTCGCTCAATCCCCGCGCTCCCTCGATACTCACACCCTCGTAATAGGCGGCTGCGGCATTGTCTATCACGATTGTGTCGATAAATGCCCGCGCCTTGGCTTGCGCCTCAGGGTCGGTGTATCGTTTCTTTATCTCCGCTTTATACTTGGCCGGAAAAGTGCTTACGTCGAAAAGAGAGGGTTTGCCATAACAAGCACGTTGAACCTGCGTTACAATACCGCGTTCCACCATCTTGCGGAGATAAGACGGAGTAACAATGCCGTCTGTAACCTCGGCGTGTGTTATGCAAAGTATGCCGTCGCAAAGTTCCATTGTTCTTAGTTTTTAGAGGCTCATTGCCCGTTCTTGAATCTTTTTCATCTCAGAAAGAAGCGGATTATCGTAGATGCGAACCACTTCTCCGTGTTTGTTGCGGAGCGTAACTTGTCCTGTTCTAAGACTCCCCTCTATGAGCGCACCGTTCCTAAAGGGTTGTATCAAGTAACGCGTCATTGTTCCGTCAGCGTCCTCGCGGTTGGTGATGTAGATTGTGTCGAACTCGTGAGTCAGAACCATTTGCTGACCACCGCGCTCGATTGCTGCCTTTCTGATCTTCTTGTGGATTTCGTTGTTGCGGTGGTATTTAATAGCGTGCCATACCGTTACGGCAGATACCCCAAAGAGGCGTTGGAGATACTTATTCTCCTCGGGGGTGATTACAATCATTTTTTTACGTTCCATTATTTGAGTTGATTTATTTGGTTTCCGATACTTGCTATCTGTTCCTCCAAGATGCCGAGGGTTCGGCAGACCGTTCCATATTCCCGACATGTCGCCCGGTCATACTCATTCGGCAGTTTTTGCTCTAAAAGGTCTGCCGTCCCCTCTATTTCACCGTGAGCCTTGATTAAACAGCGTTTAACCGTCTGCAAGGCTTTCCGTCTCTCATCCTGCGCTATCATTCGGCGTGTGCTGCTAAGTGTGCCAAACCCTCGATTTCCTCTATCAGAGTCTGCTCAGCCTGGAGTTGGAGCAGATGAGCGAGGTTTGCCATTTGATTTGTGCTGTTGCGAGTCAGACCGCCTCGGGCAATCTGATTCACCTTGCGCTGCGCCATGTCGAGGAAGAACTTGCTGAGGTCTTCGCCCTCCCATTCTTCCATTTCCTCGGCGAGGCGAGCGTAGAACTTGCGGCGGGTCTGCTCCACAAACATATCCTCGGCGTTCCATTCAAAGAAACTGCGGTAATTGGAGGTCATGCGCTCCGAGTAGGTCGCAATGTGCTTGTCTGTCATGCGGAGGGTGCGGGCGATTGTGTCCTTTACGGCCTCTATTGCTGTTTTGGTGGATGTTTTAGTAGTCATATTTTCTGTAATTAGCTTTATTATCTCGCCAATTTTTAGTAATTTTGGCGGCGTTAAATTCTTAACACGGTGCAAAGTTACAGATTTTCTGTAATAAACCAAAATAATTTCAGAAAAAATGAACTCAGCAGAGCCAAATTTAGGAAAAGAAGCTATCGATCACCGCTTTGTAGTGGCGGTTATGACCCTTGTTGACCGAGAAATAGTGGTGACGCAAGGGGAGGTTGCGCAAGCATTAGGAGTAAAGCCAGCCAAGTTTTCAGAAATTATGAACGGCAGAATGCATGTCGGGGTTGATATGTTAGCCGAACTATCAGAGGAATATCTTGTATCTCCAGAGTGGTTATTAACAGGTCGTGGAGAATTTATATTCCGGCGTTCCTCAATACTCCCTCAACGTCTCAACGAAGATGAACTAATCACTGAACATCCTTATATTATTGAGGATGAGGATGAAATGATGCGTAAGAGAGAGGAAAAGGTTAAACGTGAAGAGGAAGAAAAACGAGAAAAGGTCATAACGCCAACCCTATTATCAATAATATCAGACAAGGATAAAATAATGCTTCAACAAGCGGAGGAGATTGGGCGACTCAAAGCGGAAATCGAGGAATTAAAAAGGAAAGTCCCAACTACTTCAAGTGCAGACGATGTTTCCTCAGCCGAGTCTGCCCTTGCGTAAACGAAAATCCTCCAATCATTAGGCTTATCAAAGGACTCAAAAAAGGACACAAATAGTGTCATTTTTATTTTTTTGTTCTATTCTGTTGGATTTATGGTGTTATATAATTGTATATCAACGTATTGATATAATAAAGGGCATTCTACAAACCTTGTAATTCGTGGTATTAAAGGGGGGCGTATCTTTGAAAATCGCCCGATTTTTAAGTGATTTTTGACCTTATAGGGGAGCGAACACGGCCAAATATGGTAGTGAATTGTCACAGCAACTGTGCTTCCAACTGTATTTCCAAGGTAGTTCAGTACAGAATTTTTGTAAACACGACGGGTGCAATTCCGAGGCATGAATTTTTCTGAGGAGGGGCGGTCAAACGGTATTTAATCGGTGTTCAAAGGCCGCTCAAACGGCGATTAATAGCCTCGGTGCGGTGGTGATACAATAGCCGCCCCGACAGCCGCCATACAACGCCCGCAAATGGCTCAATTTCCGCGTGTTTAGCCACGCTCCGGCCTCACTATCATCGCGTCGGTTTGCGCCCGCCACAACGCGCCCCACGTGCCCTATGCAGTCGAACACACAAAAAGAAAGGCCGCGCTACAAGCACGACCGCAGTCAATCCAACCTCAATCACAATTTCATCCCCGACAACCGCCCCCGAAATCCAAGCAAAATCCAAGCAAATGTACTTTTCGTTTTTTCGGCCATTTCACGACATCGCGCCGTAACTCACTGAA